TAACTCACCTGTGAAACTTCCTGGTGGTGGAGAAACAAAACGATGTTTCTATCCCTTCAAGGTAGACACATATGGATGTGGGTGTAGCAATAACTGTTTGTATTGCTACGCAAGATCAGTATTATCTTTTCGTAAACTATGGGACACGGATAATCCAAGGACTGCTGATATTAAAGATATCCGTAAGATATTCTCTGATGTTATTGAGAAGAAAAAGAATACAAAGTTTGCAGATATCATCAACAATAAAATTCCTGCAAGACTTGGGGGAATGACTGATTGTTTTGGTGACTCTGAAAAGGAGCAAGGTAGGACAAAACAACTGATAGAGATGCTCAATGAGTATAACTATCCCTATCTCATTCTCACCAAGAATAAGTTGATAATGGATTACATCAATATCTTGCGAACTGACTTATGTTATCCACAACTTACAATAACTACTCCTTATGATGATAAGGCTAAGGTGTATGAACCCAATGCCTCATCTACTACAGATAGGTTATTGGCGGTTAAAACTTTGGCGGCGGCAGGATTTTGGACAGCAGTAAGAATCAATCCCTTATTTCCTATTCATAAGGATGGATATTACACAGGGAGTGTGTTGAATAAAGACAAGTTTGAATACTTTGATTGGAGTTTGGTGGATATGATAGGGGCGGCTAAGGCAGACACATTGATTGCAGGGTTCCTACGACTCTCCACATGGAACTTGCGATGGATAAAGGAAGCAACAGGGGAAGACTTGAGATGGATGTTTGATGAACAGAAGCAAAGCAAGTCAGCACTCCACTTCTCTACAGAAGAGAAGAGATACTACTACGAGCATATCAAGAAGATGTGTGATGGGTATGGGGTAGACTTCAGCGTATGTTATGACGGGGATGATGCCTATACAGAGTTTAAATATCTCTGGGCGAATCAAGAAGACTGTTGTAATGGTAAGAATAGGGTGATTGGTTTTCAGAAGGCGTATGACTTTTTAAGTCCTGATTTTATAAAATAATGGAACTGAATACAATATCTTGTGGAGAGTGTTTGGAAGTGATGAAGGGGATGGAGGACAACTCTATAGATAGTATTGTTACTGACCCTCCTTATGGTTTGAAGTTCATGGGTAAGACTTGGGATTACGATGTGCCTTCTGTAGAGATATGGAAGGAATGCCTGAGAGTATTAAAGCCTGGGGGATTTCTATTATCCTTTGCAGGGACACGAACCTATCACAGAATGGTTGTCAACATAGAGGATGCAGGGTTTCAGGTGCGGGATATGATTGCGTGGATTTACGGGAGTGGGTTTCCGAAGTCTTTGAATGTGGGGAAGGTAATAGATAAGAAGTTTGGAAAGAAGGGTGAGATAGTAGGATACAGTAAAGGAGTTGCTGTTGACCCAAAGGATAATAAGTTTGGCGGCATCAATCGTGGAAGTGTAGGTGTAAAACAAGTAAGTTGTGATGTTCCAATACTATCTTCAGCAACACCCGAAGCAAAACAATGGGAGGGTTGGGGAACTGCTCTCAAACCCGCCTGCGAACCTATCTGTGTAGCAAGAAAACCCTTGGAAGGAACAGTTGCAGAGAATGTATTGAAGTATGGAGTGGGTGGTATGAATATTGATGGGTGCAGGGTGGGGACGGCAGACAAGTTACGAGAACTTAACGGCCCATACACTTTTAGTGCTGGAATAGGACATCCACCAAAAACAAATGGATTCAGGGATGCTGGATTAGGCCGATGGCCTGCCAACCTTATTCATGATGGTAGTGAAGAGGTTGAGGGGTTGTTTCCTTATTCAACAACAGGCGCTGTGTCAAAAGAAACAAATAATCACGGTAAGTTTTACGGCGGCGGTTACACTCCTAAAAGAACATCCGATTCAGGCTCCGCATCCCGATTCTTCTATTGCGCCAAGGCGAATAAGACAGATAGGGATGAAGGGTGTGAGGAACTTGAAAACAAACAATTCCAAACAAATCAACCATACGGTAAGGGTGCCGACGCAAGGGCCGAGTCCAATCAACACGGAAATAAAAACAACCACCCCACAGTTAAACCCACAGCATTGATGAGATACCTATGCAAACTCGTAACACCACCCAACGGTATTATTCTTGACCCTTTCTTTGGCTCAGGTTCAACAGGTAAGGCCGCAAAGTTGGAACACTTCAACTACATAGGTATTGAAAGGGAGGCTGATTACTGTGAGATAGCAAGGAGAAGGATTGCGGCGGCAAAGGAAGAACCTGTAAAGAAGGTTAAAACTAAAGTGAAAACAAAAAAACTTATAGGAGGATAAAATGACACTAATAATACCTGTGTTGATGATTGTATTACCCTTACTTGGTCTTGCCATATGGTTTGACCACAGACTAAGTAAGTTGGAAAAGGTTATGAAGAGTAAGGTTTGGATGACTACAAGTGAAGTAACCCGTCAGGAGTTTGATACTCTGAAGGTGCTCGTAAATAAATTAAGGAGGAAATAATAATGGAACAAAAAAAACCAATAGTATTAGAACTTGATGAAAAGAATAATGAACCTTGGATTGATAAATTCATCAGGGAAGATAATGCAAAACGCAAGAATTATGAAGACCTTGGGGGAATAGATAGAAACCTTTATACTGAGAATCAAACCTTTGTCAAGAACTTCACCTTCTCTGCTGAAGAAATTGGATACTTGAATACTAAGATGGAGAATAGGGTATGGCAATGGTTAGCAGATAATAATCCTATGGTTATCTCTACAAGCCAAAGTATTACTGTGAAGGATGGTAAGTATCATTTGAACTTAACCATCTTTTATAAGTTTTATGCAGTTATAAAAGTTGGAGTTGAAGGAACAGAAGGATATGCGGAGTTGGTAGAGGAAGGATAATAAGGGTGAATATATTATTATCCACAAGAAGTCTCTGTAACTTGACAGGAGCAGAAATTTACTTTTATGAACTAAGCAGGGTGTTGGTAAAAAAGGGACACACAGTAACAATACTTAGTAATATTGAAGGCCAGGGAGATCTGGCGGCAAGAGCAGAAAGGAATGGGGTAAGATGTGTAAGTTTCAAAAACATTGGTTTATTACAAAAGGCGGATTTTGATATACAACATTTGAGTGAACCTATTCCTACCAAACTCTGTCTGGAAATGTTTCCTTCTATTCCTGCTGTATCCACTATTCATTCTTCCTTTTCGGGGGAAACACCTGTAGTGAGTGCGAAAATAAAAAAATACATTTATATCAGGAATGATATCTTACCAACTTTATCAAGTTGTGGGATTCCTCTGGAAAAAACAATCCTTATTCCCAACGGGATTGACACTACACGATTTAATACTATTGATTCCCTGCAACCTGAAGAAAGGATGGTACTTTTTGCAGGGACTTTTGACCGAATCAGGAAACCAACTATTTTTCATCTTATCAAAAAATCAATATCGGAAAGATTTAAAGTGGTCTTGATGGGAACAAATCATTCCTTTAACGAAAGTGAAATGGAAGAAGTGCGTAAACACACAATTGTTCTTCATACAAGTTGGAATATTGAAGAGTGTATGAAACATTGTAGTGAGACCGCAGGAGTTATGTTGGGTAGGACAACAATAGAAGGTTGGTTCTGTGGGAAACCCGGATGGATATATGATATAGACTCTGAAGGTAGAATAAGGGATATAAACCTACATCCTGTTCCTGATGATTTATATAGATATGATATTGAAAATGTTACAACGGAAATCGAAAAAATATACAACGATATTTTAGGATAAAAAAAAGGGTCAGAAGAATTCTTCTGACCCTTTAGAGTGGGAAGTTATCTTTTCATCATCGTGGGACCGGGGCGGTTGTCAATTTTCTTTTTCCCACCCTTCGGTTTCAACAAATCCCATACCATCCCTGATACCTGTGTCTTCTCTTTGTTGGCGATGAAGTATTTGTCATACTTCATAATCCTCTTGACTGCAAGGGACACAATCTCAGAGGGGTTGCCGCCTGACATTTGAAGATACTTGGCGAAGTCTTCCTTCTCAGCCTTTGTGAGAATCAACCTCACAGGAATTCTTGATTCTTCCTCACCCTTCCTCACACCCAACATCAAACCAACTGCTTTTGCCATTTTGTAACCTCCTATGTTGGAGTATCATACACCCTTAAAATGGAAAGTCAATAGGTTTATAACAAGTATAGTCTCTCAAAGGAACTCTACCAAGATTTTTGATGTAGTGTTTAGTTTCACTTTCTTTACAAGAAACCAATTTACCATTTCTAATATAAGATTCACCATTAACCTGATTACCATCTTCCCTATAAGATAAAATAAATATCAACCCCTTGTGTTTTTTTGAAACTTTTTTAAACAACTCAATAGGTGGAGACCAAGCTGTAAAAAAACCATACATCAAACTATTATTCTTTGATTTCCATTTAAGAGGAAATGATTCTCTACTTTCTGGCCCCCAAGGATTCCATTTAGTTCCCCATTTTTCAACTCTCCAATCATACCAACCTTCTCCATTCATCAACTTCTTTGGTGTTGGGTAGAGGTTTTCAAACATATTACATTCTTTTGTTTTGTTATCATCCCCTTCTGCCTTTTCAATAAAGGCGTTCAAGTCATTCTTACCACCCCTAACCTCCAACACATTCCAACATTCATTTGGCATTTTCTGACCTCCTTTTTTATCCAATCTTTTTAACTTTTCCAACCAACTTCTTTCTGTCTTCAACAGAACTATGGGTGTACACATCCAAAGTGATTTGGGTTGAACTGTGTCCTACCATTTCACTCAATGCCTTTGGGTTCACACCATCGTGCATTCTCTGTGAAATGTAAGTGTGTCTCGTATCATAAAGTCTTCCTTCCTTCACCCCTGCCATCTTCCTTATTTCAACCCATTTCTTGCTGTATACATCACTATCCCTTCTCTTCAAATCAAAAACATACACAGGGGATTCATACCCTGTCAACTTTTTGATATTCGTTAGATCATCGTAAACCCATTTTGGAATCTCTACCTCTCTCATCTTTCTATTCTTGGAGATTTCTTTATGGATAATAAACTTAACCCTATTTTCATCAAGAATAGAGAAGTCCATCCACTTCATATGAAACAACTCTTTGGGTCTTGCTCCTGAATACATAATCAACATAAAGAAATAATAAAACTGTCTCCATAATAATGACTTAGTTTTATTATCCTTGATACTCTTCAAGGTCTTCATAAGTTGTTGAAGTTCAAGAAGGCTGAACTCCCTACCTTTCCTTTCATACTTCGGGCCTTTCCCTTTTGCGTAGATGTTGAAGGGGTTGGAATCCATCTTTCCATCACTAATAGCAAAGTTCATAAGTGCCTTGAAAGTTCCAAGATATGCTCTCTTGGAAGTCTCACATAACATCTTCCCTGTCTTTGTGGAAGGTTGCCTTACCAACTCCAAATAGAAATCCCTACACATCTCTCTTGTAAGGTCAACCATAGGCACATCACCAAAGTTATTCAACAACTGTTCCAACCTGAACTTTTCATTTGTGTAGTAACTTCTTTCCTTGATGAAATTCAGGTAAGAATCAATCACAGAGGATAGGGAGTTAACCCCAAGGTGTAGTTGCCTGAGAACCTTATTCAAGTACTCGTGTGCCTTATCCTCTGCCTCTCTCCTATCATCGGTATCCAAGGATTGTTGATACCTCACACCTTTGATGAAGAACCTGACAGAATAGATTTCTCTACCCTTACTCTTCAGGAATTTAAACTTAACATTCATTATGACCTCCTGTTACACCTATTGTTAACAGACCTATTGATGAATGTCAAGCCTTATTTCAAAATACAGTTGAGAAAGGTTATATGTGGTTTCTTCAGTTCCTTATCCTCTTTCTGTCTTAAACTCTGTTGGTATCTTTTGATATCACTCAGGTAGAACTTCTTCCTGTTACTGTCCATCACAGGTCTTAGTTTGCCTTTCTTACAGAGACCATCCAAATAACTCCTTCCACAACTCAACAGGTATTGTGCCTGTTTACAGTTAATCAATCTTTCGTCTTCTCGTTCCATTCATTTATCTCCTTTTATCTTCATTTATCTTCCTACATCTATTATATCATACCCTGTTACAAAAATAGAAACCCCTGATTTTAAAGGGTTTTTACCATTTTCACTAAATAGAAATATGGATGAAAACACTTTGATTATTCGGGCTAAGAGGGGAAATAAGAAGGCAAGGGAAATCTTGGTGGAACAATATCAACCCTTCATTGGGAAACTGATAACCCAGTTCCATTTTCCAAAGGATGATTACCAAGATATGATTCAGGAAGGAAATATTGGGATTCTTATTGCATTACAGAAATACACTATTCCAAACAAGTTCCCATTTTCAAGTCTCGTGTATTTGGAGATACAGAATAGTCTTTTTGCCTTCGTGATGAAGAACTCAATAATCACTTGTAAAAAGAATAAGAAGAAAGTCATTGTTGAGTTTGTCAATGATGTGATGGAACTGAAACACCAACCTGATGTTGAAGATGAAATGGTTTATGATTTTGTTATTAGGGAATTAATCAACGAAGTATTTACTCTTGATGATTTCAGAAGATTCTTAGTATCAAGAAAATATGGATTATTTGGACACTTCCCACTCACAGTAAAAGGATTGAGGGTGGAAGCAAATAAAAGGTTCAATAAAAAATATACTGAATCGCAAATAAAGAACAGGTTGGTTTACGCAGTCAAGGTGTTGAGAAGGTCATTAAAAGCAAAAGGAATAGAAGGAGGAGATATATGGAAGATAAAGAATTCATTGGTGAAAACAATGAGGAGCAAAAAGGCAGGAAAGAAAAGACAGAACTTCCTGAAGGTTATGAGTTCAGGAATGGTTGTAGGTCATGTATTCATTACAAAGAGTTATTGGAAAAGAACCTGTTTCTGCCATTAAACTTTGAGACAAATCTTTGTGACCCACCAGGAAAACCCGCACCTGAAAGACAGAAGTTGGGAATCAAAATAGACTTTTGGGTGAAACATAATAAGACAGGAAAAATAGAGATTGTAGATAAGAAGTGGTACGAAGAGAATAAAAAGAAGTGGAACCTGGAACATATCAAAATGACTTCTTGCAGGATGCGAAGGATTTATAAACATAAACTTGTAGATGAAACAACAGGTAGAGAGTTCTTCAAAGAGTATTGTGCTTACTGGAGAAAGGAATAAAAAACACTTTTTGTCTCATTTGGAAGAATAAGTATGTAGAAGGAGTTTCATATTGGCAAAAGAAAAAAAAACTGGAAGGATAAGGGAAAGTGTCTCTTATGAAGAAATCATTGAAGCAATAAAAGGTTCAAATGGAATCAAGGCAAATGTCTGTAGGAAGTTGGATATCAATCGTGATGATCTTGATTATTTTATCAGGAAACATCCCACTATTGCAAAGGCAATGGAATGGGAGAAAGAGAATGCCATTGATAATGCCATAAATCAACTGATTGAAAGAGTGAATCAGAAAGACCAAAAAGCAATAGAATTTTTTCTCAGGGCGCAAGGTAAACAACTTGGATATGGTGAATCAAGTGATGTGAATGTGAAAGGTAAAATCCAACACGAACTTGATTGGTCTCAGGCAACCAAGGTTCTTCAGAAGATGAAAGAGCAGAAGGCATTGAAACCCAAGAAGAAGGAAATGATTGAAGGTGAAGTTATTGAGAGTGAGGAAGGAGTATCTTCAAGATGAAAATAATTCAACACGAAAATAGACTTGATAAAGTTCATCCATCACTTGTGAAAGTTGTTTATGAAGTTGCTAAGACTTTTCCATTAATCATTATTTGTGGTGAAAGGTTGAAGGTTGAACAAGATGAGGCGTATCACACAGGTAAGTCAAAGTTGAAATGGCCTTCAAGCAAACATAATATTATGGTTCCTGAAACTCATTGTACTGCTGTTGATATTGCGCCACTACCTTTGGATTGGAATGATATTCCAAGATTTTATTACTTGGCAGGGTTCGTAAAAGCAAAGGGTCAGGAGTTGGGGTTGAATATAAGATGGGGCGGCGATTGGGATAATGATACTGAAATTAAAGATAATAACTTCAATGATTTGGTTCATTTTGAAATAGTTGAATAATGTCTTCAAAAGATTACATAAAAAAAGGTAGTAGCAGGCAGGCTGAAGCCGATGTAAACAAACAACTGGAAGAGTTTGTGAAATGCTCTCAGGATATTCATTATTTTGCTACAACCTATTGTTACACAGCAAAAAAAGTAAAAGATGATTACGGACAACAGAATATCAAGATTGAACTTTATCCTCAATATCCTTATCTGAAGAGGTTGTTGAAGTCCCTGAATGAATCAGGGAATACGATTGATGAAAAGTCCAGACAGGTTATGTGGAGTTGGTCAGCAATGGTTGACTCTTTATGGAACCTGATATTTACACCAAACTATTCTGAAAAGGTTATCTCACGTAAAGAGATATTGGTAGATGATGGTGGTGCGGCAAATACAACTGACTCACTATTTGGAAGAATAAGATTTATGTATGACCATCTACCTTCATTCCTGAAAGCACCTTTGGAGTTCAGTTCCTTGAAGATTACGAATAAGGCAACGAGTTCATTTATCAAGGGTGAGAGTTCCAACGCATTTGCAGGTAGGGGTGGAACCTACAATAAGGTTAAAGTTGATGAGGCATCATTCATTGATAATGGTGAAAGTATTTTTGCCTCTATTCGGCCAGCCTGTCCCAACAATATTAAACTTGGTTCAACACCCAATGGAAAGGGGAACTTCTTCGCCAGGCTGAGATTTGATAAGGATTCAGGGTTCAAAGTAAATAGTTATCATTGGAAAGATAACCCCGAATACACACAAGAATGGTTTGATGATGCAACGAGAGGATATACAGAAGAACAAATTGCGAGAGAATATGAGATTGATTATTCAGGTTCAGTAAGTGGTAGGGTTTATTGGAACTTTGATTCAATATCTCATGTCAAGAAGTTGGTATACAATATTAACTTCCCACTTTATTGTTCCTTTGACCCTGGTATTGCAGATCCAACCGCAATCATTTGGTTACAGGTTCATCCATTCAACAACGAAGTTTATTTGATTGAAGAGTATCAAACGAATAATAGAGAGATGGGTTTTTATGCAGACCTTATCAAGTCCAAATATAAAAATAACTATCAAGAGATTATTTGCGACCCAGCAGGAAAACAAAGGAGTGTTACAAAAGAAAGTGTATACAGTCTCTTTTTGAAAAAAGGATTGAGATTATCTTTCCCCTGGCAAGTTGATTTCGCAAACAGGATTGAGATTACACGGCAAGTAATACCCAATCTTTATGTTGATAAAAAATGTACATTGTTTTTGGATGCAGTTAACAACTATAGGTTCCCAACAAATGATATTGGTGAACCAATAAGTGAAAAACCACTACATGACAGATACAGCCATATCATGTCGGCATTGGAGTATTTCTGTCTGAAAGTCAGACCAATTAAGAGTGAAGGGTGGAGAAAGTTATAGGAGGATACATAGATGAGTTTTTATTTTAATCCTGAAGGAACAAATATGGTAAAGAGTTCATATCGGGCAAGTCAGGAACAAGCAGAGGAAGATAGAAAGGAAAATGCTTTTAATCGTCTCGCCCTGCTTCAAGACAACTGGGAAGAGTTATTGAATGAAAGGTTACGAGAAAAGTTTTCTT